TGTTTCATTTCTCATCGAAAGTATTTCAAGATGCAGCAGGAAGAAAACTAAAACCAATCGAATGTCACGACATAGTATGTAAAATTGCAGCTATAGTTGTCGTAGGAGGTGTTCGCCGTTCAGCGCTTATTAGTTTGTCAGACCTCAACGATGAGGAAATGAGAACAGCAAAATCTGGTCAATGGTGGGAACGTGAAGGACAACGAGCTCTTGCTAATAACTCAGTAAATTACAAAGAAAAACCAAATGTCGGAACTTTCATGAGAGAATGGTTATCATTATATGATTCCAAATCTGGTGAAAGGGGAATGTATAATGGTGCCTCGGCGAAATCACAAGTAGAGAAATTGAATGAAAGAGAAAAAGATGAAAATCAAGAGTTCATTGAAAGAAGGGAGCCCAGAGAAGATTTTGGAACTAATCCATGTAGCGAAATTATACTTAGAAGTAGAGAATTTTGCAATCTATCCGAATGCATTGTCAGAAGACATGACACTGCCGAATCTCTTGCTAAGAAAGTGCGGATTGCGACTATCATTGGTACATTTCAATCCACCCTCACGAACTTCAGATATCTTACTAAAGAATGGGAACGAAACTGTTCAGATGAACGACTACTTGGTGTCTCGCTCACCGGCATATTAGATAACCCGCTGACGAGTGGTAGAAAGAAAGGATTAGATGAACTTTTACAAACTCTTAGAAAAGTGGCTGTGGATACGAACAAAGAGTGGGCGGATAAATTGGGCGTTAAAAGATCGGCGGCAATCACTTGTGTTAAACCTTCTGGTACTGTTAGTCAGCTTGTTGATAGTGCTAGTGGTATTCATGCCCGGCATAGTCCATATTATATTCGGACAGTGAGAGCAGATAATAAAGACCCACTTTGTCAGATGATGAAACAGAGTGGATTTCCAAATGAACCCGATGTAACGAAACCAAATCATACTACTGTCTTCTCATTTCCAACAGAAAGCCCAAAAGGTGCAATATGTAGAACAGATATGACAGCAATAGAACAGTTGAAACTGTGGTCATCGTATCAAGAACATTGGTGTGAACATAAACCTTCCATAACAGTTACAGTCAAAGACAATGAATGGCCAGAAGTTGGTTCGTGGGTATGGGAAAATTTTGACGATATTAGTGGAATTTCTTTTCTTCCATTTAGCGACCATACTTATCGTCAAGCACCATATCAAGACTGTACCAAAATTGAATATGATGAAATGTCAAAACTAATACCTAAAGATGTTGATTGGACAACTTTGTCAAAATTTGAACAACAAGACTTTACCTCTGGTTCTCAGGAACTTGCTTGCTCTTCTGATAGTGGCTGTGAGATTGTAGATATATAGAATCATAATGTAAAATATTAATTTGGAGCGAAATGGAAGACGAAGAAATAGAAGTAGATTGTAATGCTTGTAATGCAATATATACAATAATATTTAATGAAAGAGAATTGAGGGGTGAACCGAGAGAAGATACCACTTTTCATTGTGCTTTTTGTGGTATATTGATGGAGCCATATGTTGATGATATTGAATATTAAATGAGGTTTGTCGCGGGAATAGATTATTCGTTGACTTCTCCAGCTGTTTGTGTGGGAGAACTCGTTGATGAAAAACTCAAATTTGAAAATTGTAAATTTCACTTTATCAAAAGAACAAAATACCATGAATCCTTTGGTTCGTTCAAAGGATATGATTATCCTAAATACTCAAATGAGATAGAAAGATATCAAAATCTCGCAAATTGGACAATTGAGTGTATCCGATGGTTTTCTGGAAGAGTAGAACACGTTTACCTAGAAGATTATGCTTTTGCAGCAACAGGAAGAGTATTCAACATTGGCGAGAATACAGGAATACTCAAGGAATATCTTAATAGGAATGGATTTCGTTTTACAACGATTCCACCAACAGTAATCAAAAAATTTGCAACAGGAAAAGGAAATGCCAAAAAAGAATTGATGTATGAAACATTTTTAGAAGAAACTAATATTGATTTACAAAATCGTCTATCACCGAAGTCAATCAAAATTACTAATCCTGTTTCAGATATTGTAGATTCGTACTACATTTGTAAGACAGGGTTACTCTAACTAGGAAGTTATGTCGCCCCAAACATTAAACTACCCATATTTAATTGAAACGAGCAAATCACAAATTCAGAAATACAGTAAAGTAGAAGCAGACAATGAGGCTGAAATCTTACAACAGTCTGGTGAAAATGTAGAAGTTCATCATAGAGGATTTCTTCTATACAAATTGAGTGGAACATTTCAGGGAAATCTTTTTCAACAAAAAACTTGACAATGTTGCCAGTAGTTGTTATAATTATATTATATAAACAAATGAGAAAATTATGAGCATGATGAAATTTGATGACTCTAAGATAAAAGAGATCAAAGACAGAAAACTAAAAGGTTTACCACCGATACCTTCTACTGAAGATGTAGTTATTGCTTCAAAGGATGCAAAGGGTGGTAGTGAGTTAATTTATCAAAGAATCAAGGAGAGAGTGCCTGATGACCTGTGGAACTACTTTCAAATCATTCTTTCAAGAGTTCGTGACTATGAAGATAAACCTAAAATCCTTTGGTTTCAGGACACCTCTAATGACCCCGAAGTACAATTCCTAAAAGATAAAAGTCAACGAGACAAGTTTGATAGATTTATTTTTCCTTCTGATTGGTCTCTTGAAAAATATCACCTTGATCTTGGAATTGAATATGAAAAAAGTGTAGTTCTCAAAAACTCTATCGAACCTATTCCTGTTCACACAAAACCCAAAACCGGACCTTTAAGACTAGCATATATTTCCACACCTCATCGTGGATTGGATTTATTGATAGGAGCATTTCGTGCTATGAAATTAGAGAACGTGGTACTGGATGTGTATTCTAGTTTTAAGATTTACGGATGGGAAGGTAAAGATAGCGAATATCAACCATTATACGATGCTTGTTTGGATACTCCGAATGTCAATTATCACGGAACAGTATCCAACGATGAAATTCGTTCAGCGTTACAACAGACACACATTCTAGCATATCCAAATATATACAAAGAGACAGCGTGTATTTCTGTGATTGAAGCGATGAGTGCTGGTTGTGTTGTGGTTTGTCCTAATCTTGCAGTCTTACCAGAAACGTGTGCTAACTTTGCTTGGATGTATGGGTATGTTCAAGACAAGAATGAACACGCTAGGAAGTTCTCCTATGTTCTGAAAGATGCAATTGACAGTTTTTGGGAAGCACCAGTTCAAGCTGGTCTTGCTTTTCAGAAACAATATTTTGATATGCACTATGACATCGATACTACTGCTAAGCAATGGGAAATGATGTTAGAGACTATCAAAACAAATATTGAATATTCTAAACAAAAAAAATAATTATGGCGAAAAAAGTGAAAGTAGAAAGAAAACTGATGAAGACCAAACGAACTCGTAATATTACAGAAGAACAACGAGAGGCGCTTCGCGAGAGAATGAAACTCATGAGAGCAAAGAAAGCTCCTTCTGAATACAAGAACATTAGTAAAATGGTTTTGAATTTACCAGATGAAGATACATATTCTTTCAAAAACATTAAAGCGTGGATAAAACACAATAAGGAAATGATCGCTGCTCTTAACACTCAATCAAGAAGTAGGAGTGCTACAGACAAAGAACGTAGAACTTCAGAAAATCAATCTGCAGGTAGGAAAGCATATGTTCGATACTGTGAATATTATCTGAAAACTGGTGATTGGATTTCTGTATTTTCGGGTCAAGATGAAGAACATAAAGTGGTTCCTAGATGTGTGGCGATGGCATATTACTCTGACGGAACCCCTAAGAGGTCTGTAGGGGTATTCTATCCAGATATTGCCGCAGTGTGGACAAAGAATATGAACGAGACAGAATTCGGAACATCAGAAAATTATGTTCCTAAAATCAAAAAAAATGTTGCAGTGACAGACAAGCAATTTATGGGAGAAGTATAACATGGCTGAACATAATGTAATTGAAACTCTTGAGATGGTTGACGAAGCCAAGACAAGAGATGAAAAAAGAGAAATCCTCAAATCGAGAGATAATTATGCAACCCGAGCATTGTTGCAATTAAATTTTCATCCAGATGTAAAGTGGCATATTCCAAGAGGTGCACCACCCTATACACCAAGTCAAGAGTCAGATTCTACTGAAGGTTCTATNCATTTTGAAGTGAAAAAACTAAATTATTTTGTTAAAGGTGGAGGTCACGATCTTTCGATGTTGAAGAGAGAATCGATGTATGTTCAGTTGTTAGAAAGAGTTGATGCGAAAGATGCCAAATTATTGATAGCTGTCAAAGACCAAAATCTGTCTTATAAGGGATTATCATATAAATTGGTTAGAGATGTGTGGCCAGATTTACTACCCGAAGAGGTAGTTGAAGATGTAGTAGAAGAGGTGGTTGCAACAAAACCAAAGAAGAAATCTAAGAAAAAAGTGGTTGTAGAAGAGTAAAAAGATATAAATATAACTACAAGTTTGGTTGAGATTGATATTTTATGTATTTTTAGTGAACTGATTGAATAACCAACAGAGGATACAAGTATGGTAAAAATAGTAAGGATGTTCCTTGCTTTATTTGCTACACTATGGTATACTGCTCCACAACTTAATAGTTCGGCACCATTTTACATTGATAGTATTTCAAAACCATCAATAATTGAAAAAGTGGTCGATACGAATTATTATCAACCCCCCAAATTGAAAATTAAATATTCATCAGCAGACGCCGATTGTCTCGCAAAAAATATTTATTTTGAAGCAGGTGTGGAGAGTACAGCAGGAAAACTCGCAGTAGCAAACGTTACGATTAATCGTAAACTCAA